ATTGCTTACTCTGGCGAAACTCCTTGGCATGGTCTTGGTAAGGCAGTTCCTGCTGATCTATCTCCTGCTCAGATGTTAGAAGCTGCAGATCTTGATTGGACAGTAGAGAAGATTCCTACTTTCGCCAAGATCGATGGTAAACAAATCTACACTGGCAAAGATGCGCTAGTTCGTAGCTCAGACAACTCTATTCTCGATGTTGTATCTAAAGACTGGAATCCGTTGCAGAATCACGATGCTTTTGAGTTCTTTAACGACTTTGTGGTATCTGGTGACATGGCCATGCATACAGCTGGCTCTCTTCGTGATGGTCAAATTGTATGGGCACTTGCTAAGGTGAAAGAATCGTTTGAATTGTTTGGTGGTGATACTGTTGATAGCTATTTGCTATTCACTCTTCCACACAAGTTTGGTCAATCAATTGACGTTCGCTTTACACCGATTCGTGTTGTTTGTAATAACACGTTGACACTTTCGTTATCCGTCAAAGCTAACAATGGCGTCAAAGTATCACACCGTACTACCTTCAATGGTGACTCTGTGAAAGAGACTTTGGGTATTGCTTCTGATAAGTTGGCGAAGTACAAAGAGATGGCTAAGTTCTTGGGTTCTAAGAAGTTCAAGGAAGAGTCAGTTAAGGACTACTTTAACCGTATCTTCCCCGTCAATGCCTACGGTCGTTCCAAGAACGAAGATACGAAGGCTAAGAAAGAGATGTCACAATCTGCAACGCTGGCTATGATGGCTCTTGAAACACAACCAGGAGCTAAGTATGCTGAGGGTACGTGGTGGTCTGCTTTCAATGCTGTGACTTATTTGACCGACCATCATCTTGGTCGTACTCAAGAAGGTCGTTTGGCATCTGCTTGGTATGGTCCTAATAAGGCTTTGAAAGTGAAGGCTTTAGAAACTGCAGTTGAAATGGCTGAAATTGCTTGATTGAATAAGGTGGCCTAGTGCCACCTTTTTTTGGAGATACATATAATGGTAACTGATTGGATGCCTGCTGGCAAATACTGGGTTGGTGATTTGTGCTATGTTATGCATGAGGAATGGGATGAGGTGTGTGGCCTCTTCTTTGAAGGTCGTGATGATCATGGATGTAATGAAGGACTGTTTACATTGAAGGATGGACGCAAGTTTGTATCGTTCAACACTAAATGGGGTGATGGTGGATACTACGATGAAGCTGAAAACGAGTACGGAGTTGATGCTGGATTGATTGGTTGTATATTATTATCCGATATAAAGTCTAGTGATGAAAATACTTTGAATGGTGGCCACGTTCATGAATTTGAATCTCCATTTGTTTGCTCAGGTGGCCGTAGTGAACAAGGTCGCGACTGGGATGGAGTGATCAAAATAGGGCATATAAATATAGCGACGGATTAATTAATTCTAATTGAATAAAATCAATATGATATTAGGTTGATATAAATAAACATAATATTAAACATCTAGGAAAGTAAATGACACTACCAGCATCTGGCTCATTAACCTTTGGTCAAATCAACACTGAATTAGGTGATATCTCCACATCAACGCGTAGTTTGAATGACGCAGTTTCCCGAGCGCTTGCAAGAGTGCCTTCCGGCTTAATAGCCTTATCTAATTTTTATGGACAATCATCAGGGTTTAAGCAAGGCATTTTTGGTTTTGGGTCTGGTAATTTTTCGCCATCATTTATGTCATCTATAACGAATATAGTGTCTAGTGCTGGCGTTGTGGCTAGTGATGTTTCAGGCGTAGGAAATGTAAGGAGATCTTTGCAATCTGCCACATTTGGAGGTGATAAAGGTATATTTGGTTTTGGGCTTAGTTATGCTGGCAGCACAACAACCGATCTTAGCCAAAATATTGTGTCAAATACCGGGGTGCTTGCTTCCTCTACATTTGCTACTGGCAACCCTAGGGACAGCGGGGCAGGTGCTGGTTACGGCAATGATAAAGGCTTGTATGCTTTTGGTAACATTTTTGGTTCTGGTAGAGTAAACACATGTAATCTTATTTCAAACACAGGTGTTGTCGCTTCAGATACTGCGGGCGCAGGTACTGCAAGAGAAGCTTTAGCCGCTGCAACATACGGCTACGATAAAGCCATATTTGGTTTTGGATTCGCTACTTCGCCTTCCGGTAGAACGGCTGTAACCAATTTAGTATCAAACACAGGCGTAATTGCCACTGATACTGCGGGTGTTGGTACTGCCCGCACTACGAACAAGGGCTCAGCTACATTTGGCGTTGATAGGGCTATATTTGGTTTTGGATTTACTTCCGGATACACTGCTATAACCAATTTAGTATCAAACACAGGTGTTGTTGCCACTGATACTGCGGGTGTTGGTACTGTGGGGGACAGTGCAGCTTGTGGTTACGGCGGCGCTAAAGCTATATTTGGTTTTAAATATAACGGTAGCTTTACAACTACAACTAATTTGGTGTCAACTACAGGTGTTGTCGCTTCAGATACTACGAGTGCAGGTACTGCGAGATACCCAGCCGCAACGAGCTTTGGACAGTAAAAATTATTAAAAAGGATTATTATGTCGTCAAAATTTAACTCTGAATTTAACTATAGATACCAAGTGATTGGGGAAACGCCTTGGGAAAAACTTCATCAATTAAAAAACTTTCATCAAGGTAGAGTTCGTGCCGCAAAGTTAGAAGAAATTGCTCACATAAAATATAAGGCTAAGCTCATGGAGCTACAAACCTTAAAAGATAGCAAAGCTTTACCGCATATTATCCTTAACTTGCAAGCTGAAATCATGGAAATAGAGTCTTTCCAACAAACCGAAAAAGAAAGTTTTGAATTAAATCGCCATGAAATTTTTATTCTTGAGAAACTAATTAAAGAACTGTATGAAATTGTTGAGCCAACAAGACTGCGCCATGAAGATGGGACTCCTTATTCGGACGATGAGATGTGGGAAGCTAACGCCGCCAATGAGTTTACTGTAGTAATTGGAAAGGAGATTCAAGCTGAAATTATTGCTATTGGAAGACCTTCACCGGCAAAATTACGAAACGCTATGTCAAACCCATATACTTTTCATGCGTTACAACAAGTTGGATTAATTCCGCAAGAAGCGGTAATGCTTGAGGGTAATGCTGATCCTTTGAAGATTGAATTACGTCAATCGCCATCTATGATTCCATTGACGCAAGAAGAAGTATAACTGCCAGAGTAACTTGAGGTCAAATAATTAATCATAATACAGGAGTTTACATGGAAGAGATTTATAACCAGTATGAACCAGCATTGTCGCACGACGAATTATTAGAAATGAAACGGCAGCATAGGGAGGCAGCTTACAATGCAGGCAAGCCCAAAGGCTGGGTGTGGAATGAAGAGATACCTTCTTGGGTGCCTCCTTTTCCACCTCCCGATCAATACCCCTATTTGTGGAATGAAGACACTCTGGACTGGGATCCATTTCCTGGATACCCAAGAGAAAGTAATCAAGCACCCATAGATAATGTTGATAAATAATAAGGTCTGATGTATAATCAGCGCTATTGCTGTACGAAGCAAAGAGAAAAGTGTTCTGGACGGGGGTGCGAATCCCCCCAGGTCCACCAGAAGTACATTAGCAAGCAATTAGATCCCAGAAATGGATAATGTTCTAAGCGAGCAGTTAGTATACTTCTGATGGGCCTGCATAGTTTCGACAGGGCAAGTAGTAACAGAGTGGACAGCACGGTAGGCGATGACCGTTAATCAAGCAAAAAACGTAAACGCAAACGACGAACAGTTCGCATTAGCAGCCTAAACACTGCTTAGGGTTTCGGTAGGTTTCCTCGTAACAGAATAACCTACCACTTAACTTAAAGGAGTTTATTTTGAAGAAAATTATAGGTGCAACCTTAGTTGCTTTGTCATGTGCAGCATCTGCTGCTGATTATTTTAGCGTAGACATTGATTCAGTCAATAATCAAGTCTCAGGTGTACGTAGTACTGCCCAGTATATTAGGGCAGGAAAGGAAGCTGGTGGTATTCAAATGGGTGTAGAAGGTCGTAATGCAATATCCCATGCTGGTGGAATGTTAAATAGTTTAGAAGTAACTGGTGGTAAAAACATCGGAGCTTTCACACCGTTCGTAGGTGTCGGATTTGATAGCGGTGCAAACGGTGCACGGAATGCTGATTACAAATACGGATTGGTAGGTGCTACTACAGGCATGAAATTTGGTCCAGGTTTTGCCTTGGCAGGAGTTAAGACCCGCATAGGTACAACAGCAGCTGTAGAGACCAAACAGACCGTAGTATTCGGTACATACAGCCTCCCAATTGTCAAGAACGTTGCATTAAACTTAAATGCAAGCAAGAGCTATCAAGACATTCAAGAGAATGCCTTAGGCCTTGGGGTTAGAATTAGCTACTAATATAAATATAAATGGGTTGATGGAACCCAATAAAACCATCACACACCACACCCATCACACACAAGGAAAAAATTATGAGTCTAACTCCATTTGAGATTCGTCTTGAGCTTTTAAAAATGGCAAAAGATATGGTAATGGATGACTTCCATACCAAACGCAATCAAATCAGCGAGGACTGGCATGTTAAGGTCGAGAATTCTCGACATGCTGGAATAGCACCTCCTGAACATCCCCCACTACCCCAACACCCTACCGAGTCTGATATTATAAGCCGGGCAAATACCCTTAACGGGTTTGTCAGTCAATCACCTCAAGCAATCGTAGCCAAAAAAGGTTAGTCGATGGGTGGATCTTTCCTACAAGATCCATTATAATAGGGTACAAAAGAAAGGACTACTATGTACGAACAATACATGGAAAATGCAACATTTATATGCATTGCAGTTATTAAAGCTTTATTCATTTTATTACTAGGATATCTCATCTACTCATGCACGTCATGGGCTGTAGATAGAAGTATTCACCAATACAACTCTACGTATTCAACACCAACATTGGTGACGTTAAAGGAACGTGAGAGACAATTGCAATGTCTTACTCAAAATATTTACTGGGAGGCCGCCAATGAACCGTTTGAAGGTAAGGTAGCCGTAGCCCAAGTAACCCTTAATAGGGCTAACAATAGTAAATTCCCTAATGATGTATGTAAGGTAGTTTATCAAAAGAATGTATTTTATGAGAAAGTGATCTGCCAGTTCTCTTGGTACTGTGAGAATAATTATAAAATTAAACCTGTATACAAACCATTGTATGAGGAATCAGAGGCAGTAGCCAAGAAAGTCTTGCTGGAAGGTTTTAGACTGGATGGGCTAAAGGAAGCGCTTTTCTATCATGCCGATTACGTTAATCCAAAATGGCGCAAAGAAAAAATTACAACAATTGGCCGTCATATCTTCTATAAGGAATAAACATGTTTAACTTAGCACTCTTTTATTTAAAGATATTAGATAACTTAAAAAATATTAGCTCCCAGACCCTGGGATGGATAGCAATACTGCTCATGCATTGTGCATTTATTCCTAATATCCTAGCTGTATTACTTGGAGTATCCGATAGACTACCTTCAGTTGATGTTGTAATATTTGTATGGACAGGTCTATTGCTTATGTTCCTTAGATCAGTATTTAATAAAGACAACATAGGTATTATTACCGGAGGCATGGGATTTTTTATTCAAGCCTTATTACTTGCGTTAGTGGTATTTAAATAATGGATGATATAGAATTAACTCTCACAAAAACACCATCAGACTTTATGATGGAAATTGATAAGATAGCTGAAGATAAAAGACTCAGCTACATAGATGCTGTTATATACTTTTGTGAGAGAAATGGGGTGGAGATTGAAACTGCTGCATCATTAATCAAAGGTAGCGCAAAAATGAAAGCAAAGGTTCAGCTTGATGCTGAAGAACAAAACTACTTACCAAAGACGAGGAAACTTCCGTTATGACTACATTACCACAACACTTGGGCGGACATGAGAATGAGACACATATTGACGATGGCGCACTTAATTACTTTATTGAAAATTTGGGCGTTAAGTCTATGGTCGATATTGGCTGTGGTCCTGGTGGTATGGTTGATCTTGCTAGGCGAAAGGGTCTCGATATTATTGGACTTGATGGAGACTATTCTATTAAGCACCCATCCGAGATTAACGACCTAATCAAAGTACATGACTTTGTTTCTGGTCCCTACCAGCTAGACAAGACATACGACTTGGCCTGGACGGTTGAGTTTGTTGAGCACGTAGAAGAAAAATACATGGATAACTTTATCGATGTAATGAAGCAATGCAAGTACGTTATTATGACACATGCATTTCCCGGTCAACCTGGCCACCATCATGTCAACTGCCAACATGCATCCTACTGGTTGCGTGAAATGGAGAAACGTGGATTTCAATATGATAGTTTCACTACAATGTCCGTACGCAATGCCTCCACAATGCGTGAACGTTACATTAGACAACAGAGTTTATTCTTCGTAAATGGAAGCCTTTCAAGCGTATAAAACATATGTCGCGATCAAAAATCACTTCACTTCTAAGTCGTATGACTTCTTTAAGTACGGCGGCAGAACAAAAGCTTCGAGAACCACGTTTGAAAAAAGGAATGACAAATATTTCTTTCACAAGCTCTCCAAGCGTAGGGATGTGGTCGACTACCTTGTCGCCAATTTCATATACAATGACAGTACAACCTGGGTCGGCGACTTTATCAACAACGAACAATCAGATAAACACTACCTCAGACTGGTCAAAGTTAGGGAGTCCCTATCGTACATCTTCAGTCAAGATCTCGATAGGCTCGATGCCGACTTCGACGCTAATTTTCAAGTCGAAGAAGGACAACACC